AACCAGTATGGGCGTTCTGCAACGATCTCACCGCGAGTGCTGCTTATTGGGTGGCGTCTCAATGCGATCGCATCGAAGCGAATCCCACTTCCCTGGTAGGCTCCATTGGTACTTACATGGTCGTCGCTGACTCATCGAAAGCGGCCGAGAAGGCTGGTATCGAGGTCCACGTCGTGCGAGCCGGTGCATTTAAGGGCACTGGTACACCTGGCACCAAGATCACCGACGAACAACTGGCCGACATGGATACAACCGTTTCGGGGTTGAACCAATTTTTCCTACAAGCTGTCGAGTCTGGTCGTTCGCTCTCTCGCGAGCAAGTGATCACTCTCGCGGACGGTCGATGTCACTTGGCGAGTGAAGCCAAGCGGCTCGATCTTATCGACGACGTTTCATCGTTCGAGGATTTCTTCGATCGATTTGTTAGTTCTGTTTCCACACCGGGTTCGCCGGTGGTTTCTCACCAAGAGGATATTGATATGAGTAGTGCTGAGACCGCTAAGCCGGTACCTGCGACGATCGCTCAACTTGAGCAACGATTTCCCGAGGCTTCCGATTCTTGGAAGCTGTCGGCCCTAAAGGCTGGTTACACCATGGACCAAGCTCTTGAGTCTTACAACCAAGTGCTCTTGCAAGAAAAGAAGATCTTGCAAAAGCAAGCCGAAGACGCCAAGGCCGAAGCTGCCGAAGCCAAAAAGAAGGCTGAGCAAATGGCCAAGGGCAAGCCTGGCGTGTCGGCCCTCAAACCTAAGAGCCGCAAAGCTCGCTCCGAGTACGAAGACAAGGAGATGGAGGACGACAAGGAAGTCGCCGAAGACGAAGAGTTGATGGAAGACGACATGGAGGATGAGGACGAAGAAGAACTCATGGAAGAAGAGGAAGACGTCACTGCCAAGTGGGCTCGTCTCGTCGATCGCGAAGCCAAATCGTGTGGTGGAAACCGCCAGAAGGCAACCGCCAAAGTTGCGAAGCGATACCCAGGTCTTCGCGCTCGACTTGTCCAAGTTGCCAACGCTCGACGAAAAGTCATGTCTCGTCGCTAGTCTCATTGCTTCGGCAATTTGAAGATCCAATCCAAACCAAAACAAATCAGATAAGGAATCATTAAAAAATGGCTCAATACGTTGAGACCCCAACCAAAACTTTTACCGCAGCGGGAGCCCTCGGGCAACATTTGCGAGTGATCACTTCGGGAGCCCTTTCCCTGGCAGGTGCCGGTGATGTTGAACTCGGGACCATGGAAATCCCATGTCTCGTTGCTGGCCCCGCGACGGTTCGACTTCGAACTGCTCAAGGAACTCAAAAGTTCGTCGCCAACGGTGCCATCACTGCCGGCGATCTCGTTTACGCAGCTGCATCCGGAAAGGTCGGCTCATCCGGTACCGTTCTGATCGGTGAAGCACTCGAGACCGCTTCGGGTGACGGTGCGGTGATCGAAGTCCTCCGAGGATCTCCTCTCGGTGTTCGATCGATTCGAACTCGGTTTACAGTTGCCGAAATCAATGCCGGTGCCACGTTGTTGCCTGCGATCCCAGGCCGCAAGTATCGAATGGTTGACGCGTCGATGATTGCGATCGGTGGAGCTGCCGCAACAGCGACCACGGTCGACATCTTGGCAACTCAGTCCGCTAGCTCTGTGAAGCTGGTTGCTGCTGCGGTAGCCGGTCTAACGCAAAACACGCTCCTCCGAGCTGGTGCGACGAACTCCGCGATCCTGGCCGGTGGCGTAAGTTTTGTTGCCAACGATGACAACACCGCGATCACGGTTGCAAAGACTGGATCGAACGTTGCGACCGCGACTCACATCGACGTGATCTTCTCGTTCGAAATCGAGAACTAAGAACATCCCCAGAAGCTGCCAGGTGTACTGGCCTCCATGCACCTGGCAGTCTTCCTTAAAACCAAACCAAACGAATCAGATAAGGAAATAACTTACTATGCCTAGTCCTAGTTCAACACTCGCAACCCTCCGACCTGAGTTGGCCGGATCGTTGATGGAGTTCGATTTAGCAATGAACATGCAAGGGTTTGTTGCCCAGCAAGTTTTGCCTGTGACTGATGTGTCTTACGCATCGGGAACATACGGAAAGATTCCAATTGAGCAACTTCTCGATCAACGCGAGACCGCTCGATCCCCAGGAGCCGGATACTCCCGAAGTGGTTTCACGTTCACGACCGAATCCTATGCGTGCTTAGAAAACGGTGCGGAAGAGATCGTCGACGATCGCGAAGCCAAAATGTACGCGGACTACTTCGACGCGGAACTGGTCGCGACCGCTCGAGCCTACTCGGCCGTCATGGTCAACCAAGAGCGACGAGTCGCCGCTAAGTTGTTCAATCCGACAACCTACAACGGCGCAAGTCTTTATTTAGACACGACGATCCCTTGGACTCAAGCGACCTATAGCACCTCGGTCCCAATCGATGACGTGCAATTCGCATTGGACAAGATCTACCAAAACACCGGCCTTTATGGCAACGTGTTGATCTGCAATCGATTCGTGTATCGCGATCTAAAGCGATCCGAGCAAATCATCGACGCTTTGGTTGCTGCAGGTGCCGGTGATCGATCGACATTGCGAGACATCACTAAGGCTCAAATCGCTTCGGCTCTCGATCTCGACGACATCATTGTCGCCGAGGGAAGCCGAAACACTGCAGCCGAGGGGCTCGCTGCGTCTGTTGGCCAAATCTGGTCCAGCGACTACGCGATGGTGGCTCGGATTTGCAAGACTGGCGACATTCGCGAGCCTGGTCTCGGTCGAATCTTCCACTGGTCCGAAGACGGATCCGTAATTGGTGGGGCTGTCGAGTCCTACCGTGAGGAGCAAAAACGCGGCGATGTGATCCGGGTTCGTCACGACACCGACGAGAAGATCCACTACGTCGAGTGTGGTTTCTTGCTCAAAGTCACCTAAGCCTAGTTCGCTTTCCCCTGGCAGGCCTGCAGGTCATGAGTCGATTCGCGTTTCTAAATTCGCTAGCTGGACAGTCCGCCGAGTCCGTACACGGTGAGACTGTCCAGTATTTTCGCACCGGCGAACATGAGCCATACACTTATACGGCTCTGGTGACTCGCGTCAACGAAATGATCTTAACCCAGCTAGGGTTTCAAGTCGGACAAGAAGCCATGCCGAGCTTTATCGTCGATCTCAGGCTTACGACCGACAAAACCAAAGGTATCACCCCTAGCGAGGTGAATACCGATTTCGACCAAATCAGCTTGCCAGTCGATGTGACTGGTGATGCAACCCCGAGACAAGTCCAATCCATTCTGCGCACTGCAGGCGGTCGCATTCATTTGCTTGTAGCATGATCACAGTTTCGAACAATATCCACATCATTAGTCAACGTGTTAAGCGTGTCGCTGATTCGCTGGCTACTGTCGTTTCCGGTGGTATCAACGAAGCTGCGGAAATGAGCGTCCAGCAAACCAACGAGAACATTAACAACCTGCTGGATCTGCGGCGCGTCGAGTTCTACGAGCTGACTGGCTTCACTCCATCTGATCCCAAGAAACTCGAATGCAAGATCTTGGTTGACGAACGAAAGACGGTTGAGGTCGCCGCGTTCGACTTGAGGCAAACCAGCCAGGGGGTGGAAGTGTACATGTACCGATTCCAGCCTCCGTTCTTGTACGAGAAAGCGTTCGGCCCGAACCAGCGATCTTTGAGCCGTGGCGTGTATTACCGAATCACAAAGCGACGATTCCCGATTCGCAAGATCAAAAGCGTCAACCTGGCCAACCAAGAGCCGATCAAAAAAGAGATTGAGGCTGGTCGCAATCGGATCCCAGATGCGTTGATCATAAAGATGCGTCGTAAGGTGGGAGATCTGTTGCAATGACCTACGACAGTATCCACGATCGAGCCACCACGGCACCCGTATCCGAGCGGATCATGGATGTGCTGGTTAATCGAATCCAGTCGGCCAATATCGCCGACGTAAATGTGGTTCGGCCTGATCGCGAGGGTAAGAACATCCAGCCCGAGCATGGCAAGATCGTGGCGATCCAGCGATCGATCACCCCGAACAATGCGATCACTCACCACGGCAACCCGATTGCCTACGGATACAACATGGACGTGCATTTGCGTTGCTTCGTCCGTAACCAAAACGCCGAGTCAAACGAATACGATTCGGCATGCAATTGGATCGCGGCCCAAGTCCAAATGGCGATCACAAATCCGCCTGGCGATTCACTGTGGTATCGAATGGGCTCGCTCGCAATTAATACCTTCCTGGGAGGTCAATTCCCCCTGACGACTGACGCCGGAATGGTGATCGGTACCGTTGTTCCGTTGACCATCCAATTCCGAGTTTCCGAAAATAATCCATACGAGGTCCGAGCATGACGACACCACTATTAGCACAGAAATCTGTATTCGCTGCCAAAGTCGAAGCGACCCCCGGCACAGCGGAAACCCTGACAAGCTCCGAAGCTGCGTTCAACGTCGATAACCTCGTTGTCGATCCAGATCTTGCATTCCAGCAACGACCTGGCCAGGGTGGTATTGGCCGACGTTCCGCGATTGTCGAAGGGCACCGAGGAGTCGCTCGATTCCGCACTGAGTTGTCTTATGATGGTACCACCGTCCCGAGCTGGGCTTCCGTGCTCCTCCCAGCGTGCGGATTCGTCAACAATTCGGGTGTGTTCAGCCCGCTTTTCGAAGCACCTGGTAGCAATGTCAAGACACTCACCATTGCCAAGTACGAAGACGGCAACCGACGACTGCTCAGCGGTTGCTCTGGTACGTTTACCATCAATTTGCCAACCGGCAAGCTCGCTTTTATCGACTGGGAGTTCACCGGCATTTGGCGTGGTGAAACAGCTACCTCCATCTTGTCGCCGACCTACCCAACGGCTGCAGCCTTGCGAGTTGCTCAAGGTACCTCATCATTCGATAGCGTCGATTTCTGTGCTCGAACTGTCACGATCGCAATCGGTAACACTGTGACCGGCCTGGAATGCAACGACGATACAGCGAACGATACCGGCTTCCATTACTTCTTGATCACCGATCGACTCAGCACCGCTACGAGCGATCCGCAATCGGTTCTTATGGGTACACAAAACCGTGCTTCGTTGATGTTGGCCGGTACCGAGGGAGTCTTCACGACTAGCGTAGGCGGTCCATCGGATTCGGCGATTATCTTCTCGGCTCCGAAAGCTCAGATCATGAGCAAGACAGGTGGTAACCGAGACAACATCGCGATCGACAATGCAAGCTGGCAATTCAACCGAAACGGCAACACGCAGAATCAAGAATTCACTATCACTTTCGACGCACAATCATAATGGCACAGTTCACCACAATCGACGGACAGACGATCTCCTACGAACCAAAAAAGCTCGGCCTGCGTGGTATGCGTAGCCTGCTTGAGTGCATCGAGGGGATCAAGGAAGCAGAAAAGAAGTCGCAGATCTTCGACCTGATCGAAAAGGGGATGAAGATTTGCGTCGACGATTTCGACTCTGAGACGTGCGATATTCAGCTGGAAACCGCGATGGGTGTCATGACGGAAACCATGGTCGCCAACACGGTGAAAGCTGACGAAAGAAAAAAATAAGAGTCGCAGCTCTCAAGCATTGCGGGGAGCTGTGTTCAGATTGCAAAGTGAAATGCGATGCACCGACCCCCGAGGCACCGCTCCCAATCGTTTGCCCTTTTTGCGAGGGATCCAAAACCGGTTGTGAGCACTGCACAAAGGGATATTT